GGGAATATGAAGGGGTGCCAGCGCTGTCGAGGACGGATAACGAAACATTGATCTGCCCGGAGTGCGGTACCGCCCAGGCGTTAGATGACGCATTAAGGGGATCTGATATGCCGGAGGAAGAAAAGCAGGCATACAAAGCAGGGATCCTGAAGGTAATATACAAATAGTCGGAGGTAAAATAGACATGGATATGAATAATTGCGTTGAATTTGTGGCTCTCACGAAAGAAGAAGTGGAGGAAATGATCGCCAAAGCAGCCCTTGCAGGGGCGTCTGTCGCGGCCGAGACGCTGGAAAAGGCGCATCAGAAAGAACAGAAAGAAATGAAAGACCGCAGATTGCACAATACAAGGCTGCTTCTTAGAAATTATAGGATGCTAAAGGAAAGTTGCTCAAAAGCAGTTTATCAGAAAGAGCATTCGGAAAAAACTACAGAAGAAGTCATAGAAGAACTTATGAGCATGAAGGCGAGCGATGGGGTGATTGTGAATTCAATCAAGGAGTCCGCAGAGCGGACGGGGATTATCATATCACATGTTGACCGGATGTTCGATGTTTACCGGATGTACTGCGGAAAGTATGGAGAGAAGGAGAAGCGACAGTATAAAGTGATAAAATCAATGTATATGACAAAAGAAAAGTCGTCAGCTGCGGAACTTGCGAAAAAATTTAATGTAAGCAAGGTAACAATCTATGATGATATCAAGACTGCAGAGGAGAGACTTTCAGCATTATTTTTTGGAATTAACGGATTGCGTTTCTATTGATTTTATAAGGCTTAGACGTAAATAACGGATACCGTTAAGTTAAACTTGACTTAATAACGGAAAATGAGTATGATAATGGAGTAAAATCTTATCATAAGCCATGAGCCACCGGGTTGCCGGTGGCTCTTTAAGTATAGTCTGGAGAGGGGGAAGAGCAAGAGAAAGACACCGGATGCTCCTTTAATATGCAAAAGGAGAATTTCAGATGAATGGATTAGTAATTCTGGCGATTTACGCGGTGACTATGATCGCCGCTACGCTGATATTTACTAAAAAGGAGAAAAACGTAGAGAGGTTCTGCGTTGGGAACCGAAAAGAAAATTGGATAATGTCTGCTTTGAGTATAGCAGCTACATGGATCTGGGCACCGGCACTATTTGTATCGACGGAAAAAGCGTATACAAATGGGTTTGTCGGGCTTTTTTGGTTTTTGGCGCCAAATGTGTTATGCCTGATTATTTTCATACCGTTCGCAAAAAAGATCAGAGCGGAAATGCCGGAAGGCATCACCTTATCCGGATATATGCGCGACAAATACCAGTCTGATGGAGTGAAAAGGGTATACCTGTTTCAACTAATTGGACTGTCGGTATTGTCTACTGGAGTGCAGCTTCTGGCGGGAAGCCAGGTGTTAAGTGCTGCGACTGGATTGCCGTTTGAGATGGTAACGGTACTGCTTGCGGTTATTGCGTTGTCGTATTCCGTGATTTCTGGAATTAAGGCATCTATGCTTACTGATGCAATCCAGATGGTTTTCATGTTGGTGGCAAGCGTTTCCTTTCTTATCGTTGCGGTCAGATCCGTAGGCGGGGAAGGAATTGCGGCCGGGATAAACGGGATATCTGGAACATATACGTCTTTCTGGTCAAAAGAAGGGATATGCGTATTTCTGTCTTTTGGACTGCCAACGGCGGTTGGATTGCTATCCGGTCCATTCGGAGACCAATCGTTTTGGCAGAGAGCGTTTGCTGTTAAAAAGAGCCGCATCGGACATGCGTTTCTTTTGGGGGCTATCTTGTTTGGCGTAGTGCCTTTCTCCATGGGGATCCTTGGATTCGCTGGAGCCGGAATAGGATATCGGGCGCAGGATCTCGGCGTGATCAATTTTGAATTGATTAAGGCGCTTATGCCTGCGTGGGCCGTGCTTCCGTTTCTTTACATGATCATATCCGGGCTTCTATCCACGGTAGACAGCAATCTATGCGCTGTATCTTCATTGGTGACGGATATTTCCGGAGGAAGGGTACTGAAAAAGACGAAATGGGCAATGGTTGCGCTTCTGGCCGTGGGTATTGCGATCGCCAATATTCAAGGACTCACGGTGACACACCTGTTTTTGTTTTACGGAACGCTCCGGTCATCAACTTTGCTTCCAACGATTCTAACGTTGAAAGGAGTAAAGTTTACGCCGAGGGGAATCCAATACGGAGTTGTTGCTGCTTTGGCCGTAGGGCTTCCTATTTTCGCCTACGGAACGGTTTTGAATAGTGGACCATATAAAACCCTTGGCAGCCTTGCGACAGTGCTCCTTGGCGGAATTGTAGGTATGATGGTCACAAAGCTGGAGGTGCGAAATGGAAAGAGTGCTAGGTAAAAAGCAAGCCATAAAGAATGAGGAGTGGCTGAAAGCCGGAAAACGTATTGAAGAACTGGTCCTAAAAGATGAACTTGACGAGAAAGTACGCGTGACCGTGGAAGAAATAAGGGAAAGGACCGCCGGGAAGAGAGCGGCGTATGCATGGTCCGCAGGAAAAGACAGCCTTGTGCTTGGCGAGATCTGCGAAAAAGGTGAGATCAACGACTGCATGATGGCGGTTTGCGATTTGGAATATCCGGCTTTCCGGAGGTGGGTAGATCGCCACAAACCGAAAGGGCTCGAGATCATCAATACAGGACAGGATCTGGAGTGGCTGTCTAAGCATCCGAATATGCTTTTCCCGCAAGACAGTGCGACAGCGGCGAAATGGTTTTCGATAGTCCAGCACAGGGCCCAGGAAAAATACTACAAAGAACATCAGTTGGACGTTATTCTTCTCGGCCGGCGCCGCGCGGACGGAAACTACTGCGGGAAAGGATCAAACATCTATACCAATGGGAAAGGCATCACGAGGTACAGCCCGTTGGCTGCGTGGAGCCATGAAGAGATATTAGCCTACATCCATTATTACAACGTGAAGATGCCTCCGATCTATAAATGGCATAATGGCTATTTATGCGGAACGCACCCATGGCCGGCGCGCCAGTGGACGGGGTCCGTAGAAAATGGATGGAGAGAAGTGTATGAGATTGACAAAAGTATTGTTTGTGATGCGGCGGAGCTGATCGGCAGCGCCGCAGATTTCCTTAATTCGCTATAGGTCATTTGCAGATGGCCGCAATGCTCCTTCAAATCAAGTGTTTGGAGGAAAATTATGAAACAATTAACCATGAAAATGAAAGATCTGGTTCGACCGGAACGAAATATCAGAATCCATACAGAAAAGCAGTTGGAGGAATTTGAGCGAAGTGTTCGGATGTTCGGACAGATCAGGCCGATTGTTGTTGATGAAAACAACGTCATACTGGCAGGAAACGGGCTGTATGAGACGCTCCTACGAATGAACAGAGAGGATGCGTTGGTCTATAAGTACGAAGATCTTACCGAAGCGCAGAAGAAAAAACTGATGATTGCTGACAATAAAATCTTCTCCCTGGGGATTGAGAACCTCGATACCTTAAATGAGTTTCTGGAGGAATTGGACGGAGACCTGGATATCCCCGGATTCGATGAAGAAATATTGAAGCAGATGGTTGCGGATGCTGATGAAATCACCGAAAAGATATCAGAGTATGGGACTCTTGATGAAGAGGAAGTTCGCAAGATAAAAGAAGCGAATGAGAGGCGGGAACAGCGAGAAGCCACGGAGAACGTGGAAGAGAAAACCGCCGATCAGATTCCTGATTCACATCCGGAATTTAAAGACGGCGATGCAGATACGGTCCAGACACCGGCTGAAACGGGAAGATTCGTAATCTGCCCAAAGTGTGGTGAACGGATATGGCTGTAAAGCGGTGCGAATCGAGCATAGACGTTGTAAAAGCGGCCGAGATACGAATAAAGAACGTATTTCGGAATGGGTTACCGGTATTCTTCTCGTTTAGCGGAGGAAAGGATAGTCTCTGCGTGGCGCAGCTCCTCGTGAACCTTGCGCGCCGTGGAGAAATAGACATGCGTCAGCTTACGGTTCAGTTTATAGATGAGGAGGCCATTTTCCCGTGTATGGAAGAGATGACAAAAAAGTGGCGACGGATATTCATGATGATGGGGGCGAAGTTCGAGTGGTTTTGTGTGGAGGTAAAACACTACAATTGCTTCAATCAGCTATCGAATGATGAATCTTTCATATGTTGGGATTCGACAAAGCAGGATGTATGGGTTAGGCGTCCGCCGAGCTTTGCAATCCGAAGCCATAAATTATTGAGGCCCAGGATTGATGCGTACCAGGATTTTCTTCCGAGAACGTGTGTATCCGGAATTACGATGGTAGGGATCCGGACGGCAGAATCGTTGCAGCGATTGCAGAATATCGCCACAATGACGCGCGCCGGAAAGACCATGACGAACAAGAGGCAGGTATTTCCGATCTATGACTGGACAAATAATGACGTATGGCTTTATTTGAAACAGGAAAAGGTCGATATACCGGAGATATACCTTTATCTCTGGCAGTCCGGGAGTTCTAAGCAGCAGCTTAGGGTGTCGCAGTTCTTTTCTGTGGATACAGCCAGATCGCTTGTAAAGATGAATGAGTATTATCCCGACCTCATGGAGCGGATCATACGGAGAGAGCCGAATGCATATCTGGCGGCGCTGTACTGGGATAGCGAGATGTTCGGCCGAAGTAGCAGAAAGAGACGGGAAATGGAGGCAGCCGAGCCGGAAAAAGACTACAAGAAGGAACTCTTGCACATGTTCGGGAATATGGATGTGTATTTTGATACACCGCACAAGAGGCATGTTGCTGAAAGATATAGGAATTTCTTTCTTCAAGTTTCAGCCATTGCTACACCGGAAGACTTTAAGCATATATACGAAGGCCTTGTGTCCGGAGATCCTAAAATGAGGACGTTCCGGGCGCTCTATCATCGGATTTATGGAAAATATATTGAGAAAGCGAAGAAAACGGAGGAAAGCAAACATGGACAATAAGCTGACTGCACCGCTTAGCACGTTGCAATGGGTTCCGAGGGAATGGCTCAAACCAAATGATTACAACCCGAACAAAGTTTCAAAAGAAAACTTGAAGCTATTAACGCAGTCTATTTTAGTAAATGGATGGACACTTCCTATTGTTGTCCGGCCGGATTATACGATCATTGACGGGTTCCACAGATGGACCGTGTCTGGAGAAGAACCCTTAAAATCCATGCTTAACGGTAAAGTGCCGATAGTTGTTGTTGAGCATTCGGAACGGTCGGAGGATATATACGGAACTGTAACGCACAATAGAGCAAGGGGCACGCATCTTCTGGAACCTATGAAAGCCATTGTAAAAGAGCTTATGGGGGAAGGGAAAACCGTAGAAGAAATCGGAAAGCAGCTCGGTATGAAACCAGAAGAGGTTTTCCGGTTATCAGACTTCTCGAAAGAGGATTTTCTGAACATGATGACCAAAGGAGTCACGGGGTTCTCAAAAGCAGAATATCTGACAAAAATTTGATGTTATGCTGTTATAGCATATATAGAACAGAGGCCGGCGGCGCGGAGAGAAGAGCCTGCCGGTCGCTTCATATCCGAAAAAAATACGATATGGGAGGTGATGGCAATGCCGAGAGCAAGAAGCCCTGACAGCATAGAGGCGGAAAAGTTGTACAAATCTGGCATGGCTCTTGTTGATATTGCAAAGAAACTCGGCAAGCCAGAGGGAACCGTCCGAAGATGGAAGTCAACCCAGAAATGGGATGAAAACGGTAAAAAAAAACAAGGCGAGCGTTCGCAAAAGAAAAGTGGATCAGAAAAAGCGAGCGTTCGTAAACGAGGCGGACAGCCCGGAAACCAGAATTGCAAGGGAAAGCAGAACGCTAAAGGGCATGGAGCCCCGAAGGGAACACAGAACGCCCTGAAGCATGGAGGGTATTCCGCTGTCTATTGGGATACGCTTGACGATGAAGAAAAAGAGCTCATTGAGACAATGCCGCAGGACGAGGAAGAGATACTGATAAACCAGATCATGCTGTTTACAGTTCGGGAGCGCAGGATCATGAAAGCAATCAATAAGTACCGCGAAGCAAAGGGCGGTGTTTACGTGTACGGCGTGACAAAGTTTGAGGAAAAGAGGATGTTCAAAGACGATGCGGAAAGAGAACTTTACGACAACCGGGTTCAGGAGAAGGTCGAGAAAGGCGATCGGCTGCCCGGAGAGCATTACAGTCTGCAGACAATGACCTCTTCCTCGGCAGATCTGGTTGCGCGTCTGGAGAAGGAACTCACCTCTGTTCAAAGTCAAAAGACAAAAGCTGTAGATGCTCTTGCAAAACTCAGATTTGAGAAGGAGAAGATTGCAGGAGAGTCGAAGGGCAACGAACTGGTGCGTACTTGGGCGGAGAGCGTCATAAAAGCAAGGAGGGAAAAGGATGGACAATAATATGGATTGGCTGTCGGATTTCCTTGATGAAAGCATACCGCTTTGGCGCGATGATCCCGTGATGTTCTTCCGGGAAGTGCTTGGATTTGAACCGGATGAATGGCAGGCGGAAGCTGCCGAAGATCTGGCGCACAATCCGAAAGTCAGCATTAAGTCCGGACAGGGCGTAGGAAAGACCGGTCTGGAGGCTGCGGTATTCCTGTGGTTTATTACCTGTTTTCCGTACCCTCGTATTGTGGCAACGGCGCCAACGAAACAGCAGCTACACGATGTACTGTGGTCTGAAATTTCAAAGTGGATGAGCCACTCTCCTTTGCTCTCCAGGCTCCTAAAATGGACAAAGACATATGTTTATATGGTCGGCAATGAAAAGCGTTGGTTTGGGGTAGCGAGGACTGCTACAAAGCCAGAGAACATGCAGGGATTCCACGAGGATAATATGCTGTTCATCGTTGACGAAGCGTCCGGCGTAGCAGATCCGATCATGGAGGCTGTCCTCGGTACCTTGTCAGGAGAGAACAATAAGCTGCTTATGTGCGGTAACCCGACCAAGACTTCCGGAACATTTTACGATAGCCATACACGGGATCGGGCCTTATATAAGTGCCATACTGTATCATCGGCAGACAGCAAGCGGACCAATAAAGAGAATATTGATTCGCTGATCAGGAAGTATGGGTGGGATTCCAATGTGGTGCGTGTGCGTGTCAGGGGAGAGTTCCCGAACCAAGAGGACGATGTGTTTATAGCTCTTTCAACAATAGAGCAATGCGGAAGCCGCTTGTTTGAACTTCCAGATGATAAGCGGTTGCCGTACATCATTTTAGGTGTTGACGTTGCGAGATTTGGAGACGATGAAACAGTCATATACAGAAACGCCAGAGGAAAGCTACAAATCGTAGCGAATAGGCGAGGGCAGGACTTGATGCGCACTGTAGGAGATATTGTCAGGCAGTACAAGAAAGTTCTCAAAGAATATCCGGATTATCGAGGAAGGATCTATGTAAATATAGACGATACCGGTCTTGGAGGCGGAGTTACCGACCGTTTGAGGGAAGTAAAGCGAGAACAGAGGCTTGGACGGCTGTATGTTATACCGATCAATGCTGCGGAGAAAATAGAAACTGACACCAAGGCGGGAAAAGACGCCGCAGAGCATTACAACAATTTGACCACGCACATGTGGGCGACGCTGAAGGATCTCATGGAGAACAAAGAAGTCGAAATTGAGGAGGATCAGGAGACATTCGCACAGCTTTCGTCCCGGAAGTATTTCCTCGCGAGCAACGGAAAGTTGGAGGTCGAAAGCAAGAAGGAAATGAAAAAGCGAGGACTGGATTCACCGGACCGCGCAGATGCACTGGCATTATCTGTATATCTTGGAAAGATCAAGAAATATACCGGAAGTGCTCCGAATCAGGAAAGTGCTGCCGGCCTTGGAAAGAGCAGCTACTGGAGAAATAAATAGGAGGTAGATATCTGTGGGCATAATGAAGAAGAAAGAAGCGTATGTCACAAAAGGAAACCGGCTGATTGAGGAAAAGAGACTGCCGGAAGCAACCGGAGTTGTTGTGGATGGACTAAATTTCTACCAGAACAAGATTATAAAGGCTTTGAATGGCCATCCCGTTGCGGACACTGCATTGGTAGTCGTAGCACTGAGAAATACGGCCGACATGCTTGAAAAACAGGAGCCGAACTGCAGAGGTTTAGTTGCCTGGCTTGATAAAACCACTACGAAACCAGAGCTGCAAGGACAGAAACGGGTAGAAAAGACGAGAAAACGTTAGAAGAAAGGAGGGGTCAGAATGGCGGAAATAGGCCGCATAGGGCAGAAGCGGTGGAATGGTGTGTTCCACGAAGAATTCCTGCGAGAACTGCAAGGGATACGCGGAGTCGAGGTGTATCGGGAAATGGCAAACAATGATGATACCATCGGCGCTATCCTGTTCGCCATCAAGATGCTGATCAGGCACACGGTGTGGAATATTGAACCTGGCGGAGATTCAGCGAAAGATCGTGAAGCTGCAGAGTTTATCGAATCTTGCATGGATGACATGCAGAGCACATGGACCGATACAATTTCGGAAATCTTATCGTTTCTTGTCTATGGATGGAGCCTGCATGAGATTGTGTACAAACGCCGGATGGGAAAAACAAGGAATCCGAGGACTAACAGCAAATATTCCGACGGGCTGATAGGCTGGCAGAAGCTTCCGATCCGTAGCCAAGATACGCTATACAAATGGGAGTACGACAAGCACGACAACCTGATTGGGATGACACAGATGCCGCCGCCGGATTATGGGTTTATCACAATTCCGATAAAAAAAGCTATGCTTTTTCGTACGGAAAGCGCGAAGGACAATCCGGAGGGGCGCAGCATACTAAGAAATGCGTATCGACCATGGTACTTTAAACGTCGAATCCAGGAGATTGAGGCAATAGGAATTGAGCGAGATCTGGCAGGTCTCCCAGTGTTTCATGTTCCGGAAGGAACGGATATTTGGGATGACACGGATTCGGAAATGATAAAAATAAATGCTGCTCTCACGAAGATGGTGAAATCGGTCCGCCGCGATGAATACGAAGGGCTTGTATTGCCGCACGGATTTGAATTTGAACTGGTCAGCACGGGCGGCGCCAGACAGTTTGACACAAACGCGATTATCAACAGGTATGATACGAAGATAGCTATGACGGTTTTGGCGGACTTCCTCATGCTTGGACACAATAAGGTTGGAAGTTTTGCGCTTAGCTCCGATAAAACGGAGCTTTTTTCTGTTGCGATATCCTCTTTTTTGGATGTTATCTGCGAGACGTTCAATAACCAGAGTATACCAGCCCTTATCGATATCAACGGAGATCATTTCAACGGGATCACAGATTATCCTAAGATGACTCACGGAGAGATCGAAGACGTTGATATAAAATCAGCAGGACAGTTTATCAAGGATATGACTGGAATGGGCATTATTATTCCTGATGATGGACTGGAGGACTATGTTCGCGAGATTGGACATCTTCCCGAAAGAACTACAGATAATAGACGAGAGGATCCGGCAAGGACAAAGCAGCAGAACCAGAACCAACCGCCAGATGATGAGTCGGAAGAACGAGAAGAAATAGACGATGTCCAGGATGAGAAAAACGCTGAGGCGGCTAAACGGAGGCTTGGAAGGGAGAGATAGCACATGTATATCTTCAAGAGTCCAAAACCTTTAGGGAAGGCAAAGAAAAGAAGCAAGGAAAACTTGCGTCTGCTCAACATGTTGAACCGATATATTACAGATACATCGGCCGTGCCCGTGTCTATTCTCACAAGATTTTGGGCAGACCAGGCAGCGGCAATCACATATAGGGAAATACGACAACTGATAGAGGACGATGAGATTTCCAAAGAAGATCTTGAAAATTGGTCGAAAGACTATTCTTCGTTTGTTGTTGATACCCTTGAGCCCATGTGGATTGAGGCTATAGTAGCCGGACAGCTCAGCACGGCAATTCTGGATGAAGCAAAAGAGCAAGGATTTGAATTCGATGCTACAGACGCAGGAATAAGAAACTGGATTAAGGATCGCGGAAGTGAATTTGTAACAAATGCCGTGGAAGAGCAGAAAAAGGCTATCCAACGCCTTACCATGAAAGCGGTAAGAGAAGAACTGACGCCTAATGAGCTTGCAAGAGTCATACGGCCGTGCATTGGCCTCACTGAAAGGCAGGCTCAGGCAAATTTGAAGTATTATAACCACATCAAAGAACAGATGCGAAAAGAACATCCTCGGATGAAGGAGGAGAATATCATCAGGAGAGCAAGAGATAAGGCTTTGAAGTATGCCGAAAAGCAACATCGATATCGCGCTGAAACAATTGCGCAGACAGAACTTGCAGAGGCATATAATGCCGGCGCCCATCAGGGAATTAAACAGGCTCAGGAAAAAGGCTATATAGGGCATGTAAAAAAAGTATGGGTGACAGCCAGACAGGAAAATGTGTGCAAACACTGTGAAGCCGTGGAAGGCGTCAGCAAAGAAATGGATGAATACTTTGACGTAGGAAAATGCGGAAGAGTTCTTATCCCGCCGGCGCATCCGAGATGCAGATGTGTCGTTAAGTATGTAGAGGTTAAGGAGGATCAGCGATGAAAAGCCTATATGATATTTTGGGAATCCACAAAAGCTCGGAAGCAAGAGCTATAAATGTGGATAAGTCGGATGAAAATGGTATGTCCGTGTTGAAAGGTCGGTTCAAGATACAGAAATCAGAAGATGATAAGCGTTTAGCTTTCGGGTGGGCGAGTATTTCTGTTGATGAAAATGGCGAGCAGCTTATTGATTGGCAGGAAGACATGATAGATCCGGAAGAACTTGAAAAAGCCGCCTATAATTTCGTCCGTTTGTATAGAGAGGGCGGAGAGATGCATGAACGTGGCGACTGCGCGACATTGGTTGAAAGCGTAGTTTTTACGGAGGAAAAGATGATAGCGATGGGCATTCCGGAAGGAACGCTTCCCGTTGGATGGTGGATCGGATTCCTGGTCACAGACGATGATGTGTGGGAGAAGGTTAAGGACGGAACATATTCTATGTTCTCCATTGAAGGAGAGGCCGAAAGAGTAGAGGTGGAAGAGGATGGAAA